GTTTATAATAATATGCAACATCATTAACTTTATGTGATGAAAGCTGTTCTTCGTTTCTCAGTCTAAACATTACCCATTTAATTCTGTTGTAATGTACATCAAGTTTTTTAGACATTTCTTGGCATGTCATTTTTTCATCACCAATAGCATCCATAACCGCATCTTTGTATTGGTAATAATATTGCTCTGTTGTATGCTTCAACTTACGTCTTTCACTTTACAATGCCATTTACGTTTATCATCTTGATGCCAACCATGTACATGAATAGTCCATCCTGCATCACGAACTGCACCTACATATTCATTATCAGTTATTTTATTTACTCTTGCTGACATGTTAGTAGCTGTGGTTGTTTGAACTGCTAATACTTCTTTACCTTTTAAAGCTAGTATGTCTATAAACCCAAATAGATCCTGGCGTATTCTTGCAAATGCGTTCCAATGTTCTACTATAGCAACTGTATATCCTTCATCTCGTAATTTTTTAAGACTCAGTTGAGTCGGACTCGTTGCCAAATTGTTCTCCATTAGGTTTAGATACGCCATCTATAAAACGCTTTTCTACTTCTCCTGTAGATGGGTTTAATTCATATTCTGCAAAATATTGATCGGCTGTTTCTTGTAATTCTTTAAACGCTTCTTTGCGCCTAAATATACGATCAAAGTTTTCTTCAAACGCTTTACTATTCATGCGTGATTGTAATACATCACCTGTAATATCATTTTTAGATGCCATTATTTTTCCTCGTTACAAGAATTAACTACAAATTGACATGCAGCTTCAAAAGCTACAAATACAACTGCAAATGGTAAAAAGCATATACCAAGAAAACCTACTAAATATTTCATAAAATACCAATCATTTCATGTTCCCAAAGATATTGCATGGTAGTTACATAAGCTCTATTCCACATATCACGCCTTTCTTCTTTGGTTAAATTTTTACCCATGTCAAGCGTATAATGACATTCATAGCACAATGCTGCACACAAAGCATCACTTACCTTAATTCCCATTCCCTTACCTTCATTTCTATGAGCAGCACAAACTGTTTCAGATTGTATGCCACAATGTTGGCAAGGTAATTGTCTTAAAAGTCTAGTGAGTTTCGTATTGCGGTAAACCATCTTGAAATGAACACCCATATTCGTTAGCAAATTTTAACACATTTTCTATATAATCTGAAAATTGTGCTGTATCTAAATCAGTCGTTGATGGCACAATAACAACTGGCTGTCCAGCTATTTCTTTGGCATATTTAAGAAATTTATATTTTAAAAGTTCATGTATTTCTTCTTTGGTATATCCAAGATGGTCTGATAATCCTTCAAGGATAGCCCAATAATAATCATTTTGAGATAAATTTCTAATATGTTTACGTTCAGTCACTTGAACTTTCCAAATTTTACTAAAATCTAGTTCTTTTAATTTGGTTATTAAGTTCGGCAAATTTGCTCTTGTCAAATTGTATTTTATCATTTGTTTTCTCCAAGTTCGTATTCTGCTCTAAGTTTTTTTGACATGGTATTTTTAAATCTTTTGTTTGCATTATCATATCCTTTGCTTTTAAAAGTTTGGCCTTCAAATGTAGTAGCTCTAAATGTCATTGTAGGATCAAACTTTAACACACCCTTAATAAATTTGTTAGCTGAATTATTATCACTCATGGACTTTCCTTGTATCGTAATCCCTTAGGATCAAACCAGAAATTAAAACTACCTTCCCATTGTGCATTGCGCTGCTTTTGAACAAATACTTTTGCATCTGGAATAATTTTAAGTTCTTCTGGTGGTGTTTTGCCCTCTTCAACAAGTTTTTCTTTGGCACGATTTCTCCAGCAACAAATTACGGAATCACTTAAATTACGCAGATGGCTTGAACCCATTATATCCGTTGCATCTGGTATATCAGTTTCATCTTTCATTTTACGAGTATGTGCTACCAAGAATACATGAATATTTAAATCTCTACAAGTGACTGCTAAAGAATTAGCAAAGGCCTTTTGTTTGTCTAAAGATTCTTCGGTTATATCTTGAATCTTCATTAAACTATCTATGACAAATACATCCACTCCTAAAATATGTTTACCATAAAACAATGTGGCTATCATATCTTGAGATGTTGTTGTACCTGTTTGATCGTAAATATATAACTTATCCGCAGCTCTACCACAAAACTTTTTTATGTAATCATCTGTAGGTTCTGGTGATCCTAATGCTTGTGTAATCATACGAGATAATGTAAGAACTGGTCGCATTTCCAAAGATGCTACTAAACATTTAGTTCCTTGTCGCATCATAGATAATATAACTTGAGATAACCACATACTTTTTCCATGCCCACTAGGGCCTGTAATTATCGTAAGTTCAGCCATCCGAACACGAAATTTATCTTCCGTTTTAATCCAGCCCAACGATTTACCAGAATGAATTTCTTCACCGAAATACTTGATGACATCATCAGTAAATATATCTGTACTTTTAACTTTAAACTCTGCTTGAGAATATCCTTCATTATAAAACTCCTGTACAGTTGATTGAGTTACTGTGAGCTTATCAATGACTTCGCCAATGTTCATACTCCACCTTCCCAAACTTTACGCTTTGGCTCTACAGATGTCATATATCTTTCTTGTCGTAAATATGTAGCTGGCATAGGTATCCATTGTCCATTATCTTTTTTCCAATCTGTATCCGACATGATTTTAACATGATTAATAATTTTGTCACCTATTGGTTCAAGATTTTGAGATTCCCATAATTTCATACAACCAGACTTATTTACTTTACGATTACTGCTTGGATACGATTTCCAAAATTCATTAAATTTATCCAACACAATATCTTCTCTTTTCTTTTCTTCTCTTTTCTTCTCTATCGTAACAGACTGCTGGTAATCCTCTAGCCAACCTCTAGTATATAACTCACTTACAATTTTTTCTATAAAATCAACAGGATAATGTAATCTAAAAGATATTTCAAAGTTGTCTGGTAATACACCATCACTTTCCGATCCAAGACACCATAATTCGACTAAAATAGCTTTTTGTTCAAAATTTAGCTTATGTATTTCAATGTTATTTATATAATCTGTGCCATAAAATTTAAACCAAGTCATCTTTTTTTGATATCTAGGGTTCTTCGCACTATATAAATTAAACTTTTCCCAGTTCTTAATTTTTAACATATTTCTCCTTAAAATAAACATTCTTCATATAATTCTGACATTGGCACGACTTTTGCTTTAGGCGGTCTAGGCAAAATATGGAGCTTACAGCCTGGTTTATTTTCAAGAAACCATAGGGCAGAAGCCTTGTTACTAAAGGCTCTAAACGGTTTTCCGTCAAATTCATCTAATATTACAAAGCGTAAGTTTTCCATAGCCAAAACACTATCACAAAGAATTACTAGAAGCAAACTATTTTATTTCTAACATATTACTAAATAATGCTTGACATGGTTTTGAATAGGTTTAATATAGGAACTGCAACATTTAACCCTTTGGAGAATATTATGAGTATTAAAACAATGATTGTAACAGCAATAGCGTTTTGGGCTTATGTAGGATTATGCCTTTATGTAATGGGTAAATTGGCAGGAGCAATATAATGGAACGACATTTAGATCCTGATGCTTATTTAGACGAAATGGATCGTCTTGATCAATTAGAAGAAGAAGCTCAACATAAACTAGATCAACAGGAGAAACATGATGACTAAATTTATTGTTTGCTTTATGATCGTGTTTGTAGCATACTTTGCCTGGAGAATTATATGTTAAGGCCTTTATCAGAAATAATTAAAGAGCTAAAATTAATCAACCAAGATTTAAAAGAACATAACGATAGGATGGATATTAAATATGGATCAACTGATGTTTTACCAACAAGTAATGCAAGAACTGGAGATGCTAGAATCTGCTGCGAAAAATGTAAAGGAGAATGTGAATGAGTAATGGTATCGTAAATATTCGTGGTAAAGAATATAAAACAGTAGCTTTAAGAGTTGCTGAGTTTAGAGAAAAGTATCCTAATTATTATTTAACAACAGAGATTGTGAAGATTGATGATGACCAATGTATTATTAAGGCTTATGTCGGCCAACACAAAGATGATGGCTCAGTTCAAACATTTGCTACAGGCCATGCTCAAGAGTTTCGTAAAGCAAGTCAAATTAATGGTACTTCTTATGTGGAAAATTGTGAAACTTCTGCTATCGGTAGGGCTTTGGCTTCTCTTGGTATTGGTGGTACTGAGTTTGCTTCAGCTAATGAAGTTGTTAATGCTATTCACCAACAAAATAATCCAGTTAAAGAAGAAGTTAGTGAGCCTGAATTAACAGTTGCTAAAAACAAACTTTTAGAAGCTAGTAAAGCAGGTAAACTTAAAGAAACATTTTTTGGATTAAAACCAGCAGTTCAAGAGTTATTGCGTGAATATGCTAATGAGCTTAAAAAGTCTGCATGAGTCACTTAACTGACAATCGTAGGCATAATATAATAACAGCATCTAATGCTTGGGCTTCTGTCAATGAAAGGCAAAAGCTCTGGCGTCAGATGACATTGCGTGAACCACCATTTGAAGGTAATGAAGCTACTGCATGGGGTAATTTACATGAGAAAGATGCTTTGTCAGCTTTTGAAAAAGAAATGGGTGAGATATGTGAGCCTGGCAATAAACTTATAGTGCATGATAGTTTGCCTATGGGTGCTAGTGCTGATGCTTACCTTAATGGCGATCCATGCGAGTTCAAATGCCCATTTAGTATGGAGTTCTATGGTGAAATACCAGAACGGTATTATTGGCAAGTTCAAATGCAAATACATTGCTGCAAACGTGAGCAAGGATGGTTTAGTGTATGGACACCAAATGGCATTACAGTTGAGTTAATAAAGAAAGATGATAAATGGCTTGACTGGTACACGCCTTTATTGTTAGAATTCATGGAGTTTGTAAATACAGATGTAGAACCAACAAGATGGAAACGTAAACCAATTTATACTAAGGAGTAATATATGGCTGAATCATTTATACCTAAACCAGGCACTTGCAATCTTTTTCCTAATGATAAAAAAGTAGAAGATTGGCATGCAGATTATACAGGTGTGTTAATTACGCCCGAAGATATACAACCTAATACGCCTTACTATGTAAATATTAGCAATAGACTTACATCACAAGGTCGTGAGTTTAAAAAGTTTGCTATTGGCAAACAAGCACAGCCAAGATTACAAGAAGAATCTGCTAAGGGTGCGGATGTTGTAGTGGATGAGGATGTTCCTTTTTAGGATCATCCCCATACACACTATACACACTATTTATTCATGACGTACATTGTAACTTCAAAGCCAAAACGCATTTCTGTAGCTGCTGGTTTAGTCCACATAGTAGATCTCCTTTCTTTGAGATTTGTATATGAATTATACGCTTCTACAGTTTTTGGGGTAACAGTAAAATCATTAACTATGGGTATGTAATATATGGATATTCATAATTTAGAACTTGATGTAGGATGTTATGCTGCTGGTGTTTACCATGAAGCTAATACTCAATCTTTGCAGGAGAAATTAGGTGTTATCAATGTCATTCGTAACCGTCTTAAATCTGGTCGTTGGGGTAATGATGTATGTTCTGTTGTTTATTCTTCTGGACAGTTTATTGGAGTCACCGATCCAACGCATAATGACGTGGATACTAAAGCCTTCCTTGAAACGGAATTATTGGTACTTGATACAGTTGTATTTAATAAATACAAAAATCCTGTGGGAAATGCGTTGTACTTTCATGATGACTCAATTAAAGGCATACCTCAATGGGGTAAAAAGAAAATTAAAATAGGAAGGATGTATTTTTACTAATGAAAAATCCACTAGCTTATCTTTATGAAGAATATGATGTTAGGACAGGTGAATTATTAAAATCTTACCTATGGTCATTCCATCCTAATGAATTGTCATATCTTAATGATCTTAAAAATACAACTCATCACATTAAAATTACACCTTTGTTTGAAGGTGAGCCTGTAGAAGAATATAAAGGCATATCTAAATATGATGCTAAACGATTAGCAGAAGCTAATAACGGATTATAATGTACACGCAATTAGACGATCAGCGCAAAGCTAATTTTATTAAACAATATTTGGAAACACATCCTAATTGCACTAGAAAAGAATTGGTGCAAGAAACAGTTACAACATGGACAAGATTACAAAGTTTAGAAAGACAAGGATATTATAAATTGCCTAAAATTGTACCTTATGGAGAACGTAATGGATTTTTTAGAAAAAGCTGTTGAATGGATTGTTTGGGGTTTAGTAATTAGTGGTATGATGTGGTTCGCTTTTGGTTGTTATACTTTGATTGATTTATTTTTTATGAGAGGATATTTATGGTAGACATGGTAAATAGACCGCCACATTATTTGGTTGGTGGAATTGAAGCAATAGATATTATTAAAAGTCGTTTAACTAAAGAAGAATACATTGGGTATCTTAAAGGATGTAAACTCAAATATGATTTACGCTATCCGTTTAAAGATCATCCAGAACAAGATTTGGAAAAGTCTGATTGGTATAAAAATAAACTATTAGATGCTACAAGAGATGAAGAAGCTGTAAATCCACCAGAAATCGCTGCGCAATTACAACGATTAGAAATGACAGATGATTAAGTACCTAGATTTGGTAGTTATTTCACGTTTAGCAGAAAGCCAAAAAATTCTAAACTTACTACATCCTCTAACGTAGGCTTAACGGTACTTAAAACGCACAAAAAGGGCTGTTCTAGCCCTTTTTTTTATTTAGTGAATGGTATCATCATCTTGATTAAGTTCAGCGTATATAGATAGTTCTTCGCCTGAAATCTCAATATATGATCCATCTGATATTTCTAAGATGATTATGTTATCGCCATAATCCAGTTCAGCAGACACAACAGTTTTACCTACAAGATGATCGCATATTTGTTGTGCTGTGATTGCCATATTAACCTTTAAATATTAATAAGTGTTTCTTTACCGATTTTTTCTGATTTATTAGATCTAGACCAAGCACCACAGACTTGACATTGAAATCTTTGAAATACTGATACTCTTGATCTTACTGTGCCACGTTTATTTAATTTGCTAGATCCGCAATTTGTGCAACATAAATTTGCAGAATACGCATTATGGTTAGGATGTTGTTTAACCCATCCTTTGAGCCTGTCATATAGCTTTTCAAGCAATACAACATCATTCTTATTGTATTCTTCCATGCGTTTCCATGCTTTACGATCATTATTCATAACCTTTAGCCATAATTCATGGCCTTCATGTTCTGTTTTTTTACCAAGACCTAAACGCTGTGATACATAATCTAGTTTATTAGAAACAAATCTAAAATTGCTTTTAACTACTCTTAATAAATCAATATGTTTTACAGGGCTTGGTGGGTACATACCAGCTTCTAAAAATTCTTTATTAAGCATAGGAATATCAAATCTAAGGCCATTATAGTGGACAACCACGTCAGCTTCTTCTATTAGCGTATGTATGCTGTTTAACATACTTTTACGATCTGTTTTGTAAATAGAATCAAACATGATTTTTGATTCGCCATACCATTTAGCTGCGTAGCATAATGTATAAGATGATTCTAGGAGTTGATTAAGAGCTACGTTTTGTTGCCAGATACCCCAAACAGTTGCAAGATTTGGCGCACATTCAATATCCAAAAGCAAGATTTTCATAACTACTCCTAGTGTTGAGTTACCTCATTATACACCAAGAAATAATTTTCGTTCATCTAATCTTCTGTTTTTTAAACCTTTTAATTCTGTTAAAACGCCATTAACTCTAGCTTTGCAATATTTTAATAACGATTCCATAGCAGCTTCTTTATCGCCACGAATAACCGCTTGACGGAAGGTGCTACGCTGAAATAATCCCAAACCATGATTGAAGCTAAAATCAACAATGCAATCAAACTGACCTTGTGTAAGTTGCACGTTAGGTAGCATCTTAAGTACTCCAATTTCAAATTTTCGTAAGTCACTTCTAAGAAGTCCATCTATTTCCTCTTGTGTAAAAGTTCTGTTCCAAGAATCAGGCAAAGATTTGCCATCGCCGATAAGGTGACCAACACCAACAGTCCACAAGTTTGCAGGACAACGATAGGGCCTATTACGCACACCTTCATAATGTTTAATAAGCTGTATGCAGCGTTCTGAAACATTCACTTATTTCTTTTCCCAAGTTCTTGAGCCAAAGTAAAATCCAATAATAGAAGCTACAATGCTCATTTCATCATTTGAAAATATAATATCCATAGATTTACCAAAATCTTGACCTGTATGTACAGCCCACCAGAATCCAGCAATATCTACAAATAATAATAAACCTACAAAAGAAAACGCAACCATAGGTCTAACACACGCATTAAGCGTTTTAACCCATTGTGCAGATTCTGATACAAGTTTAGCATCATGTTCATACAATGCTTGCCTTTCTTGTGCATAAGTTTCAGCATTAGTTTGCTCTAGTTCAATAGCAGCTACTTTTTCTTGACTAGCAAATCCTTTTTCAGCCATAGCAAGAGTTTGTTGATTTTGAAGTTGTGCCATTTCTCTTTCATGGGCTTGATCGCCTTTTTGCTGAAAAAAACCTAAAATGCTAGGTAAACCAGCAGTAGCAAATCCGAGAACTGAGGAAAGGATTGATAGCATGTTATTGACCTTGTACTGGTTCTTGTGGAGTTTCTTTTTTAGCTGTTAATTTGCCAATTAATGTTTCAACACTTTGCACAGCTAATTTTACATAGCTTACTAATGTTTTAATAACTGCTAAAACAGCCAATACTACATTCCATAAATCTTTAATTAATTGCATATAATCTCCTTAGTTTCCTAGTGGGTTAGTTGTTGCTTTTCTTAATGCCTTCATTTGCTCTTGCATAGAAGTAATTGCAGAATTAATCTCTAAAGTGTTTCCTTTAGCTAATGCTTGAGCTTCACGTGATGATGCTAAAGCGTCAGATGATTTTTCTTGCATACGGATAGAAGCATCTTGTAATGATGCTATACGTTCTTGTTGTGACTTGACTTGTAATTCTAAAGCATTAATTTGAGTTTTCATTTCACTCAAACCTTTTACTTCTTCAATCGCTGAAACCGCTTCGTTGTAACGAGTTATTGCCAAGTAAGCTCCTCCACCTATAATCGGCAATGCGGTTAAAATTATCCCCAATATCACTTGTGGCGATAAGGTCAATGAGAAAGTCTTGTTGTCTGACATCTTCGTATTCCTGTGTTAAGTTAATGTATTCTTGTATTTGTTGTTGTTGCATGTTGTAGCCTGAGCTTATAAGTTGCATACTCATAACTACACCAAATCCAGGTACTATTTCTTTACCTTTAGGTATTTCTACTTTTGGATTGTCTTTTTTGTCTGATGATCCACTATTAGTTGTGGATGGAGTCAATGTTGATTGTTGGAATGTTGAGCCTGACGTTGAGGAGGTCGTGTTCAAGCTCGCTGATTGATCCGCTAATGGTTGTTGTGTCCCTGTATCCGATATCGTCATAGTATTTGACACGCTTTGTGATATTACGCTGTTGGGATTCGTAGGGCTGATTGGACTGATCGGACTCGTTGGGTTGTTGATGTTTGTTGCTGTCATCACACATGTATTCCCAGTTTCTACCCAATCCATCCAAATTGGCGTACCATACGGATCTGAGCAAACTGATGATCTGCTCTGCATGATATTTCCATTGTATCCAGATTGACATGCTAATTGCCTTGTTTCAGTAGTTGTATGACATGTTGGCGGATCTTGTGTGCAATTGTTAGAAGTCGTTGTCCAAGCTGACCAAGTGCCTGCAGTACAGTTATAATTTCTATTTTGATTAATTGCACCTGATTGATGAACTGGACAGCTAAGTGTTTGATACTCAGTTTGATTAATGCAAGCTGGTGGTTGATATTGTGCTTGACAGTACCATCCTTGATGCGTTGTAAAAATCCAGTTACATTGACTCCACCAATAATTTTCTGCAAAAGCATTACTCTTTAAGAGCAGGCAAAGCAGGAATATTGTAATCTTCGCCATATAGCTTTTTAAACCTTTCAGGATATCGTTTAAACCATGCCTTTTTAGCTGCATCACCTACTGAACCACCTAAAGGGCAAGGTGAACCTGACATTTCCATAGCATCCCATACTGTAGGATCTTGGCATAATACTGATACTGCGGCTACTTTAAGACCTAAATCATTAAGAGTTTTAGCAAGTTTAATTTTGACGCAATTTTGATCTAGCATAACTGTACCACCTGATACAGAAACTACACCAAAGTTACCAGCACCTGATACAGGTACTGCACATACATCTTGTGAAAAAGCAGACATGCTAGGAGCAATAGCAGATCCTACTGGCATACCTTTATTTTGAATAACTGTTGTATCAGCAAAAGCATAATAAGGCATATAAGCACAAGCAGCTAATGTCAATAACATTAATAATACTAATAATTTTCTCATGTAGTAGAGCTTCCATGATTGTGATGATGATTTGTAGATTTTTTTTGCTCTACTTTTTGTTCTACTTCTTTTACTTCAGGTTCTTGTGGGCCTTTAGCAAAAAAGTCTTTAAGTGTGTCTAATATTTTCATTATAACTCCAATGGATCAAAGCCAAATTGCTTGGCTACTTTCTTTTGCATTTGTTTAAATTCACCTTTGTGGGAAAGGTATTTTTCAGAATTAGGATATTTGATATATATGAGCTGATGAATCATCTCATGTAAAAGGGTTTTTATAACTGTATCTAAGTGACTACATTTACCTATGGATATTGTAATGGTATGAGGTTCTGGTGAGTATTCTCCGTATAGATCAGGGTTATTGCAAACCACAAATTCTACACGTTTGACAGGTGGAAATGGCAAAGATGCGAATGGCTCTATTTGTATAAATGCTGTGTATAAAGCGGCTAAAGTATCTTCTGTTATCCACATTTACTTGCCTAAAAAGTTGTGAGTAATGTAGCCTATAAAACCACCTAATGCTGATACAATCATCATACCAGCCCACATACCACCACGACCTTTGTTAGCAAGCTCTAATAACTCTTTTATGTCACGTTCAAGGCTTTCTACTTTGTGTTCTAAAGATTCTACTTTGCCTATGAGTTTGCCATAGGATACTGGGTTAATTTCATTGCGTTCCATGAAAATCCTATTCGTATAAAATGTTTATTGAACCAGCAGAAAATGATCCTGATGATGGGGCTATAGAAAGTTGTGTTAAGGTACTAGCAAGCGAAATTACGCCAGAACCAAAAGTCATTCCTGTTGATCCAGAAGCATCTGCTGACATGCCAGTAAATGTCCATGTATTTGTTGATGCGTTTAATAAATTTAATACCCATGTACCATTAAAATTTGTGGATCTAGTGTAAAAATAAGTAGTATTATTATCGCCACCAACAGTTGATGATGTTAAATTATTAGATGCTGATGTATAACCTGTAGAAACAATGCCACTAGAAGTACCTAATCTTAATGTATTTTGACCACCGCTTACTACACCATTACCCATAATTGTAATTCTTTTTACCCATGATGGAATATTTGTAAAAGAAATAGATGTTCCTGATGTAGTTGCAACAGCAGTACCAGAAACAATACTAGATCCAGCAGACCATGTTGTTCCATCAGATATTAATGAAGTTCCTGCTGATCCTACAGCTATTAAAGAAACTGCGCCTGTTCCATTTCCTGCTAAAAGATTGCCAGAAGTAAGTGTTGCTCTACCTGTACCACCGTTAGCTGCATTTAATGTTCCTGCTAATGTAACTGCACCAGTTGTAACTGTAGAAGGTGTAAAGCCTGTTGTTCCTGCAGTAAAAGATGAAACAGATGTGACTACAGAAGCTACATTAGATATTTGAAATTGTGTGCCATCATAAGTAACTACTACTACAGAACCTGATGGAATATCACCTATAGCTAATGCTGTAGCACCATTTTTAGTAATTGATTTAGCACCAATACTATTAATATTAAGCGTAACGCTTGTAGTTGTATTTGTACCTGCAGCAATAAATCTAAATGTTTGACCAACAACTAAAGCATTCATAGAAATTGGTGCTATAGCAGTAATTGTATCCGTACCTGATACAGATGTTAAATATGTTAATGTGCC